GATGAGGTTTATACGCCTTAAGTATAAGATTTTAATGCTCAATGAAGAAAACTTATATCAAAATTCTTTGAAGAATAATGATTTTAGTCTTTCCATCAATTGATACATCAAAATACCTTCGTCCACTATTTAAAGTAATATTTAAATTACTTAAAAATAATGGAACTATTTATACAATCAAATATCTAAAAAGAGTTAGACTACATTGTACAAGGTACATATGTGGTCATCCTCTTTTTATTAATGATATGATGATTGGTATAGATAAAGAAGGTTGACCAAAAGTTTTCCACTTCATGAAACCACTTGTAGATGGTAATCTTGAATCATTAAAATATTTGTTAACAATAATCAACTTCACACGAAGTTGAGATTTAACAAATAAAGAATGATCAAGAATCAAACCAGATTACGATAGTATAACAAATGTATCAAAAATGACACATATTATACCATCAGGTGTAATCAATAAGTTTGTTCAAGAATTTAGATTAAAATCTACTCATCCTGAGTTTGATAAATTGAAAGATGTATATCTTTCAACAAAAGCAGGACCAAATGGTCCTGCTACATTATCAGCTCAGCAAGATTTGTTAAATTTTGACTATCCTATGATGGATAGATTATTCAAAATTACAACAAACGATGGGATAGATTTCTTTTCTAAAAATTATTCGGAAGCCTTTAACAAAATGATTAAACCCTCAAAGTTAAGAACTTTAGGGAAAATCTCCTTTGTTAAGGACCCGGAGTGTAAGTTAAGAATAATTGCGATTAGTGATTACTTTTCACAACTATATCTTAAACCTATTCACACAAAGATTATGAAAAAACTTCAAAATCTTCCGTGTGATAGAACTTATACTCAATCCCCATTTCATAAATGGGAGATTAATAATGAGGAATTCTGATCATTGGACTTAAGTTCAGCGACTGATAGATTCCCTGTAGAATTACAGAAAAGACTTATGGCCAGAATCTTTGATATGAAACTGGCACAAGCCTGGCAATCTATCCTTCAAGAAAGAACATTTAGTACACCGGAG